GGCGGCTGATACGGCCCATAGGCGTCTTCATAGATGTCGCGAACTTCGTCTTCGGACATGGGGTGCTTGTCGCCCCATGTTTGCTTCGGCGTCCTGGCCTCGACCCACCACCAGAATTCGGTGGGAGAGAGCGACCAGAACTGCTCCGATGTCATCCAGCCGCCGAGGCAGACCGCCGCCTGGTAGAACGCTTTGACGGTCTGCTGGCGGCCCGGCGGTTTCCCGAGGCGGCCCTTTCGGCCTGGGGGACGTTGAGGTTCGCCGACGGGGTCATCATCATCAGGAAGGCGATCAGGGCCTGCTGAATCCGTTCCACAATGTTGGCTTTGGGATCGAAGATGCTCTCGTAAATCTCATCATCGGTCACCTTGCAGCCGGCATAGCGGAGCAAACTACCGAAGGCCCTGGCGATCTTCACCAGAGGCGGCCTGCCCAGATGCGCCCTCACCATCTCGGTAAAGGTGAGATGCTCCTCGATCGTGGCGATCGCGCCGAGCATCCGATGGGAGGGGATGACGTAGCTCTCCCCCTTCCACATCAGGGTCTGGGATTCAAACACCGCCATGGCTACACCACCGCCGCGCCCGGCGTGACCGTGACGACGCCGGTCGACTGCAGGGTGGCCTCGAAGGTCACGGCGTCGTTGTAGACGCCGGTGGTGTTGTGGCTGGCGAGGAAGAACGTGCCGGAGATCTTGCGGCCGTTCTCATATTCCACCTCGGCATATTTGGTGCGATTGCCGGCGAAGAAATCGTCCTCCAGCCGGTGGCTCTTGGTGACGCCGGACAAGGTGATCTCCACCTGGTTCTCGGCCGCGTCCTCGAGCAGCTCGCGCCAGCCGCCGCTGTCGTCGGCGGTGACGTTGATCGCCTCGCCGGCGCAGGCGACGCCCTTCTCGCGCACGCCGGGGATCTCCTCGGCCGGCGTGCCCCAGCGGAACTTGATCTTGCGGCCGACCCGCGCTTTTCCAACCATATCGGTGTCCTTTCCTACCGTTCAGCCCAGACCAGGAAATCGAGCGCGGTGCGGAAGGGATAGTCCGCGGCATCGCTGCCGCCCTCGCGCAGATCCTGCTCGATATCCAGCTCGATCAATTGAAACGTGGTCTCGCCGACCGTGCCCTCGAAGGCCGACAGCGACGCCGTCACAGCGCGCGCCAGCAGCTTGGCGCCGGCATAGCTCGCCGCCCAACAGTCGACCTGGATGCGCGCTTGCTCGAGCCCCACCTCGCCGTCATCGGCATAGAGCGGGCCGCCGCTGATGCGGTTCAGCACGACGGCGGGCAGCGCCGATCCCTGCGGCCGCGAGCCGGGGTACACGCGCGTGCCGACCATTCCGCTGACGACCTCAAGGCCGAGCAGGCGGGCAATCAGAGCTTCTTCCATGGCTTATCAGTCCCGCTCAGCTGCGGTGACCAATTTCGCTGATCAATTGAAGCCACTCAGCGCGATCCTCAGATTGTTCGTTCGCTAAGGCGAGCAGACGCCTGGCAAGGATGTGCCGCTGATCAGCCAGCGCCTCCAGATCAACATGCGCTACCGCAGAAGCACCGGCGTTGATCCGCATGCTGGCGTCAGGATCTTCGAGAAAGCGCATCACCACAGGAAAGGATTGCAGGGCTGCCTCCACTAACGGCTGAAAGAGGTGAGCAAAGTGGTTGTTCTCCTCCGCCGTTTGAGCTGCGCCAGCACTCCACCCGAGGTACTCGACGAGTTGTATGCGGACCTCCCTCACGACGACCGCGTCCTCCGCGAGCAACCGGGCAACGACACGGGTTGCGGGAGCTGTGGCGGTGCCGGGGAAGCCTTGGTGCAGCACCTTTATTTCCAGGTGGTCGATCGCCGCTTGGCCCAGGACAGGATCGGGAGACGTCAGCGCCTTAAGATGAATGGGCGTGTCAGTTGCAACGCCCCAAGCATGTTTGAGCCTTGCCCAATCGATCTCGTCGATGAACTGCATGTCCTCTCCCCCGATAGAAACTAAACTCAGACCCCACGGTCAGTCTTACCTGCTTTGGCGAGTTTTTTATTGCGGCGAGCAATCGCCTTCTCAATCCCGGCCCACATGTCATCGCCGACTCCGTCGAGGACCTGCATCTTGCCGGCATCCCAGGCCGGTCGCAGGAAGGGCTTCGGGCTGGAACGCACGGTGCCGAACTCGACCAGAGAGGCATAGAAGGCCCCGTCATGCGGCCCGATCACCACCTCGACGGTGCTGCCGGCCGCACGGTTGGCCTCACGTGCCGCCCGCCCGGCTTCGGCCCGGCTGGCGCCGCCCTGCATCGCCTTGGCGAAGGCGGCCTTGCCGGCATTGCCGCCGCGGGCCTGGGCGATGATGGAGTCGCGCAGCTTGCCGGTGCGCACCGGCGCCCGCGTCCGCGCCGCCTCGACAATCGGCTGCGCCCGCTTCAGCAGCACGCGCTTCACCACATTCCGCGCCGTGGCCTTGGACAGTTCCTGCAGCGCCGCCTGGATTTCCCGCAGGCCCTCGATCTTGATCTTCATCGGTTAAACCTCCGCCCGCGCCACCGCATCGATCTCGCGCCATTCCCCGCGCTCGAAATCGCGGATCGCGGTGATGTTGTAGGGCCGGTCATTGAACAGGATACGATCGTTGGCGGCGACGTCGGCCACCTCCGGAGACCAGCGGATGACGAAGCGAGCGCTGATCTCCGCACCGACTTCCGCCGCGCGATAGCTCTCGCCGGCGGTGGCATCGGTCACCTTCGCGCCCACCGTGGCGATGTCGATCCAGCTTTCAACCTCTTCGTTGAAGTTGTTGCGCGTCTTCAGCGCCCGCTGCAGCGTGATCGGCCATTTGAGATCCTCGGCGGTCGGTTTTGCCATGGCTATAACGGTGCGAAGCGATGGTTGGAGATCAGTTGCTCGACCGCGTCCGGAATCGCGTCGCCGGAATTGCCATCGAACCAGTATTTCACCAGCAGCCGGATAGCCTGCTGGAAGGTGGCAAGGTCGGGATCGTCGGCCTCATGGCCGGCGCTGAATTCCACGCGGACCGCATCCGGCTCGCAGGCGGTCGCCGGCCAGGCGAGACCGAGCTTCGGCCGGATCGTCGCGCCGCTGAAGCCGCCGGCGATCACGCGGTAGCTTGAGGCCGCCAGCGTCTGTTCCTCGCCCGCGGCGTCGAGATAGCTGACCGCCTCGACCGTCCGGGTCGGCGGCAGCGGCAATGCGATGCCGCCGCAGGGGAAGGCCGCCAGGGTCAGGCGCCAGCGCTGCGGCATCAGGCAGCGGCCGAGAATCCCATCCCGGCCGTCGAGCTTCGCGGTCGCGGTGGCGATGTGGTCGGCGAGCCTGGCGTCGTGATAGCCGGTCTCGATGACGAGCGCCTGCTTGACGCTCGCCAGCGTGACAACCGGCGCGATAGGGGCGGCGATCCGGTACAGCGCCATCGGTGTCAGGCCTTGCTGCCCTTAGCCGATACGCGTGCGGGCTTGCGCTCGGACTTGCCGGCCTTTTCTCCGTCCGCTTCGGATGCGCCGGCCAGGCCGAGGCCTGGCTGTGCCTCGGAGGCCAGCGCGCCGGCTTCCTCCGCATTCGGTTCTGACGCGTCGGCGGAGGCCTCGTCTGACGAACCACCGGCATCGTCATCGGCCGCCGGCTGCTGCTCATCAGCATCGCCCACAGGCCCGCCGGTCAGGTCGAGGCTCGGCTGCGCGTCGGCCGAACTGTCCGCCGCTGGCGTTGACTCCCCTGCCGTTGACATGGCCGGTTCTTCGGTGGGCAACATACGCTCGGCTGCGCCGCGGCTGAGCCAGTGATTGGCGGAAGCCTCCGCCAGGTCGACCACCTGGCCAGCCGAGAAGCGAGTTTCGTGGGGCGTGCCTTGATTGCCATCCTGCACCACCCGGTCCTGTGTGAAGCGGATCTTCACCATGGCTGTTATCCTACGCTGGAGTGAAGGAGGGCGCTGCTAGACGACGATCTCGTCGACGCTTGCGGCGTCGCTGTCCGACGCCGGATTGTACCGGGCATCGAGGCCAAGCAGCACAGCGGAGACGAGGCTGGCCTGGGTGCCGACCGTCAGCGTCAGGCGCACATGCGAATAGCCGTTGGCGAAATCCAACTCGACCTGGCGCAGGTTGACGATCGCCTGCTTGTTGCTGTCGGCGCCGGCCTGGGTGAGCTGGGTGACGAGCTTGCCGGCGATGTCCTTGGCGCCGGCGCCGGCGGCACTGGTCGCCTGCTCCAGCTTGGCGTCGAGCGTGGCGGAGGCGCCCAGCACGCCGGCCTGCACGATCGCCATCACCGATCGCCAGTTCTGCATGCTGATCCAGCTGGTCGAGACGGCGCCGGCCGCCTGCGAGACGGGGTTGATCGCCGCGACGATGGCCAGTCGATCGGAGGGGAGGATGTTCGGGAAAGCGGTCATATACAGTCTCCTGCGACCAGAAAGGATGGAGGGAGGTAGCGGCGGCCGCCCGCGCAGCCGCCCGGTGGCTTGCCTTAAGCGCGCTCGTCCAGGCTGACGAAATGCGATTTGGTGTTGGCGCCATTCGCCGGCGCGACCGGGGCCGACAGATGCGGCTGGCCGCCGAAGCGCAGGATCCAGCGGAATGCCTGCAGGCCATAGTCGAAGTAGAGATGCAGCGAGGTGGCGTAGCGGGTGCCGCCTTCCTTGCGCACGCCGTAATAGCCCTTCAGGTCGAGCAACTGGATGTCGCCCTTGTCGCCCAACGTCTTGCAATGCTCGGAGAACCGCACCGGCCGGCCGAACAGGAACCCGCCAGGGGCGTTCTGGAAGCCGGTGGCCGGCGGCGTCCAGATCGGCTGCTGGCCGAGCATCATGGTCATCAGCTGCGGCATGACGTCGGAATTGACGTACCATGCCGTCCGCGCGATGCCCTGGGAGAGCACGCGCGAATACATCTTCACC